GAGCTACACGGAGAAAGGCGACCCCGACAAGGAGGCTGGACACGACCACATGGTTGACGCCTTGGGGTATCTGGTGTGGCGTGAGTTCAACCCGCTGCATCAGGGCGCTGGCCGTGGCACTGGCATCAGGCTGTATTGATTGTCATAGGGTATACTCTCAATACGAGGGGAGCGGCCCACTCGCAAAACTCAACCGCCGGCCGAACAGCGCACACGAGGCCGTAAAACCCGAGCGCAACAGAGCCTGAATAAGCCCGCATAGCCGGTTGGCCCGGCAATCTATCTAGCCCCTTTGTGGCCTTTTCTTTTGCCGCTACCCTTAAATCGTTCCCGCTCTGCCTTGGCATCGGGCTGTGCCTTTTCCTTATGTCCGCACCTCTCTGGCGCGACCTAGAAGCCGCCTTTGATTCCGTTCAGGACGACGCCTCTTACGACTTCAACGAAGCCGCTTCCGCCATGCTCACCGCGATTCAGCAATGGCTCTACGACAACGGCTTTGATGATGCTGGCGATGCCCTAGACGATGAAATCAACAGCGCCGACGAAGCCGCATAAACTTTGATCTGCCGGGTCGGTTCAGTGCGAAAGGCTGAACGCCGTGTGTGGCGGTATCGGAGGCCCGGCTTACATTTACGAATAGAATCAAACTACGGCTAAACGCGGCGGATCATGTACACCGGTTTTAACGCATACGACCGGCTTCTGACGCGCAAGGCAACGCAGGTGCAGGATCCCAATAACGCTTGGGCTGCACAGGAACCGCATTGGGTCTTGATTGAAGATCTGATGGAGGGCACTTTCGGGATGCGCCGCAAACATCGGCGTTACCTTCCGCAAGAACCACGCGAACAAGACGAAAGTTACGACAACCGCCTAGCCCGTAGCGTTTGCCCGCCGTATTACCAGCGGCTTGAGCGGATGCTGGCCGGCATGTTGACCCGCAAGCCTGTACGCCTTGACGACGTACCTGATCTGATCCGCGAACAACTGTTTGACGTAGACCTGCAAGGCAACGATCTAAACATCTTTGTTTACGAATTAGCCCGCAAGATTGTGCGCTACGGCCACGCTGGCGTATTGGTTGATTTCCCCAGTGAAACAGAAGACGAACTGCAGAACATCACAGATACTGCATCACTTCGCCCGTATTGGGTGACATATACACCGCGTGACATTCTTGGCTGGCGATCTGAAATTACCAATGGTGCACAGAAGCTGACCATGCTGCGCCTGCGTGAGCTGATCGTTGTGCCCGACGGTGACTTTGGCGAAAAATACCTAGAGCAGATCAGAGTATTGCGCCCTGGCTCTTACGAATTGCACCGTCAATCAGACACCAAAGGTCAATACGAAATGGTGGCAGAAGGCACCACCAGCCTTGATTACATTCCTTTTGCCGTTGCCTATTCCAATCGTGTTGGGCTGCTTGAATCGCGCCCGCCGCTGGAAGACATTGCCGAGCTGAACCTAAAGACTTACCAAATCCAGAGCGATCTGGACAACATGCTGCATATCAGCGGCGTGCCAATGCTCGCCTTCTACGGCTTCCCATCATCTGCCGAGGAAGTATCTGCCGGCCCTGGTGAAGCCATTGCCTTTCCTGCTGAAGGCCGTGCTGAGTACATCGAACCGGAAGGCAAGAGCTACGAAGCGCAGTTCCGTCGGCTTGAACAGCTTGCTGGGCAGATCAATGAACTTGGCCTATCCGCCGTTCTAGGTCAAAAGCTCAGTGCTGAAACTGCCGAAGCCAAGCGGATCGACCGCAGCCAAGGCGACAGCACCATGATGGTCATCGCACAGCAGGTGCAAGATCTAATTGATAACTGCCTGCGGTATCACGCTGATTACCTTGGTCAGCAGCAATCAGGCAGCAGCTATGTCAATCGGGATTTTGTGGGCGCACGCCTTGAACCCGCCGAAATTCTTGCCTTGTTGCAGCTCTACACCGCAGGCACCATCACACAGAAAACATTGTTGGATCAACTGGCGCAAGGTGAAGTGCTGGGTGATGACTTTGACGTAGAAGAGGAACTGGAGGGCACTCAATCGGGTGGCTTGATTGAGCTTGGTGGCCCTGAAAACCTTGGCGCTGAAGATGTAACTGGCGAAGAAATGATGGCTGAAAATAACGATGACGCTATTGCTGAACAATGACGCAATCAGGCGTAACACCTCGCCTGCTCAACGTTGAGCAATTCAAGCGGCGTATTAACCGCAAAGATCCTGTTGCCAATATCTACCGCAACGCCATTGATCTCAATCGTTTCAGCAACGCTGTTGCCGGTCAGATCGTTCGTGATTACAACAGCATCATCCTCAGTGCCGTTGACGATCTAAAACGTATTGACCTTGGCGTACCCACGGCAGGCGGTGGCATCGTTAGCCCGGCATCAGTTCAGGCGCAACGGCTTCGCGTTCTATTGGCTCAACTAAGAGAATCGCTGGATAGCTGGGCGGAACGCAGCACGGCATACGCAGCCACCGAACTGCAGGGTCTGGCAGAGCTTCAAACAGAATTTGTGACCGATCAACTGCGTCTTGCCGTTGCTGGTGGTGAGGCTGGTGCTCGTGGCATTGAGCCAAGCATTGTTGCTCAGCAGGCGGTCAACACGGTTGAGGTGGCACCGAACTTTGCCGCTACTGTCGCCACTGTTGATCCAACGGATATCAACTTCACGTTGCCTGGCACGGGTGGCTTCAACCTGACGGCTGGCCAAGGTGCAGCAATCACATTGCCGAACGGTCAGGTCGTAGAGAAAGCCTTTCGTGGTCTTGCTGAATCGCAGGCGCAACGCTTCAACACCACAATCAGAACTGGCATCCTTGCGGGCGAGCCAACACCACAGATTGCACGGCGTCTTATCGGCAACCTTGATTTCGGGCAACTGGCCAAGACCGCAAAACAGCAGGCTCTAGCCGGTGGCGAACTGATCAAGATGGCTGACCATCAGGTTTTGACCGTTGTGCGTACAAGCGTGCAGCAGGTGGCCAACACAGCTAGCCAAAACGTTTACCAAGCCAATCAAGACGTAACCAAAAAATACCGTTACGTTGCCACGCTTGATAGCCGCACCTCAGCGATCTGCCGCAGCCTTGACGGCAAGGAATACGTTTACGGCAAAGGCCCGCAACCGCCTGTTCATTTCAACTGCAGGTCAACGACTATTCCAATCGTTGATTACCGCGCCCTTGGCCTGCGTCCGCCAGAGGAAGTAATCGGTGAAGGCAAGCGTGCTGCAGAAGGCGGTCAAGTTTCAGCCAGTACCAACTATGGGCAATGGCTACAGAAACAACCAAAGGCATATCAGGAAGAGGTGCTCGGTAAATCACGCGCCGCTTACTTTGACCGCCTTAGCCAGAAGTTCGGCCCGCAACAAGCGTTAAGCAGGATGGTGCGTGAAGACGGATCTGAAGTGCCACTTAAAGTGTTGCAAGAACGCTACGGTTCAAACAATGGCTAAAAAGCCGACCAAGGCCGAAAGCAAGATCGGCAAGGTAATGAAGGAATACAAGGAAGGCACCCTACAATCCGGCAAGCCTGGCCCCGGTAAAGGCCCCAAGGTGAAAAGCCGTAAACAGGCAATCGCCATTGCACTGAGCGAAGCCGGCAAGGCACGCAAGCCCAAGGGTAAAAAGTGATGGCACCCAAGAAGCCCGGCCTCTACGCCAACATCAACGCCAAACGCAAGCGGATGGAGGAAGGCGCCAAAGAGCGCAAGGCACGTCCCGGTGAAGCCGATTACCCCGACAAAGGTGCTTTCAAGGCTGCTGCCAAGACAGCCAAAAAACGCAAGCCCAAAAAATGAAAGGCCGCATCTGGGAGGGCAACTGCACATATCTCAAATGCAGCGATGGCATCATCGAGGGCCGCTTTGTCTTCCCGTGTCCCACCAGCCCCGACACACTTGGCGCATTGATGGGCAGGCTGGCCGAGGGGGTTGAGGTGATTATCTGCGTTGACGATGACGAGGAGGATGACGATGGCGATTGAGTATCAAGGCGAAAAGTTTGACGGCTACAACAAGCCGAAACGCACGCCTGACCATCCAACCAAGTCGCACGCTGTCTTAGCCAAGGAAGGCGACAAGGTAAAGCTGATTAGGTTCGGTCAGCAGGGCGTGTCAGGCTCACCACCACGAAAATCAGAATCGGAATCAGACAAAATACGAAGGGCATCATTTAAGGCTCGCCATGCGGCCAATATCGCCAAAGGCAAAATGTCTGCGGCTTACTGGGCTGACAAGGAAAAATGGTGACCTACTGACGTTCCTGATGGTGTATCCAATCCTTTAGGCCAGTCACATACGCCCGCAGCGCCTGCGCATTTCTCGCGTGCCATGGGTCACCCGTCGCTAAATACTCCATCATGTGCAGATCCACTGCTTTCAAACAGTGGTGAATAATTGGGTTCCATGGTCCGCGTACCGGTGTATCCCACTCGCGCCGTGACATGACGTGACAAGGTGTAAACCTACCTATACACTCTGATCGTTACCCTACGGGTCATTCATGTCTGAAGAGCAACTGCAGGAAGCTACGCCCACTGCAACTGGTGATGATCTTGACGCGCTTAAACGCAGCGTTGAGGCCCTAGAACGCAAAAACTTTGAGCTGATTGGCAAGCTTAAGGAGGCCAAAGAAAAAACGCCCAGCCTGCCCGATGGGTTGAACGTTCAAGAACTTGTTGATTTCAAGCGAAAGAAGGAACAGGAAGAACTTGAATCGAAAGGTAAATACGACGAAGCCCTGAAACAGTACGCTCAGCAATTTCAAGAGCGTGAAGACGGCTATAAAAAGCGTATTGCCGAGCTTGAGTCACAACTGACGGTCAATCAACTTGATAACCGTGTGGTTGCAATTCTTGCTGAACAGGGCGCTCACAACCCACACGATGCGCTGCGCCTAGTGCGCGATCAGTTGAAGCTTGACGACAGCGGCAACCCCATTGCTGTTGATGGCTACAACGAAATCCCCATGGATCAGTGGGTGGAACGCCTCAAGGCCGAACGTGGCTACCTGTTCAAGGCGTCAAACGTCAAGGGCTCTGGCGCACCTGTCGGCACAAAGGTCAGCAGCACCGATATCCCGGTCGGTATCAAAAACCCATTCCTGCCCGAAAACTTCAACCTGACCGAGCAGTCACGCCTGTTCCGCACGGATCGTGATCTGTACGAAAAGTTGAAAACTGCAGCGGCTTCTGCTTAAGATGTAACCGTTAAACGCGAATGGTTACGCCGTTCCGTTATTGGGTTACGCCCGCAAACAGCAAATTCCCTGAGGATTCATCATGGCGACTCTTCGCTCTGATGTCATCATCCCCGAGATTTTTACTCCGTATGTGATCGAGCAATCGACTCTGCGGAACCAGTTTCTTGCCAGCGGCGTTGTGCAGCCCATGGCGGAACTGAATGCAACCGAGGGTGGTGACTTCGTAAACGTGCCTTTCTGGAAGGCAAACCTGTCTGGCGACCTGGAAGTTCTTTCTGACTCCACCAGCCTGACCCCTGGCAAAATCACTGCTGACAAGCAAGTTGGCGTCATTCTTCATAGAGGAAGGGCGTTCGAAGCGCGTGATTTAGCGGCCCTTGCGGCTGGCTCGGACCCCATGGCTGCCATCGGTCAAAAGGTTGGTGAATATGTTGCCAACCAGCAGCAGGCCGACCTGTACAAGTGTCTGGAAGGTGTGTTCGGCAGCCTGACCGGCTCTGACTCCCCTGCCTTTGATGCTCTGCGTTTTGACACCAGTGGCGCAACTGCTCTCGGCCCCCGTCAGGTGGCTAAGGCTCGCGCAATCCTGGGCGATCAAGGCGACAAGCTGACCGCTGTGGCCATGCACTCGGCTTGCTACTACGACCTCGTGGAGCGCAAGGCGATTGACTACGTGACCAACACGGAAGCACGCCTGAGCACCCTTGCTACCGGCGCTAGCACCATCAACGCTGTTGGCGGTTCTGTGGCTGCTGCCTACGGTGACGTTCGTGTTCCGACCTACATGGGCCTGAACGTGATCGTCTCTGACGACATCACCAACAGCGGTGGTAACTACGCCTGCTATTTCTTCACCAACGGTGCAGTTGCATCTGGTGAGCAAGCTGCCATGCGTACTGAAACCGACCGCGACATCCTCGCCAAGTCGGATGCTATGTCGCTGGACATGCACTACATCTACCACCCGGTAGGCGCCAAGTGGGCCGTGACCACCACGAACCCGACCCGTGCTCAGCTTGCAACCGTGGGCAACTGGAGCAAGGTGTACGAAACAAAAAATATCGGGGTGGTTCGTGCGACGATCACTTCAAATTTTGATTGAGGTAATTAACCATGCCATCCTCGATCTTTGAACTGACTTCTGATCTTGCTGTCCTGAACATCAAGGCTTCCCAGAAGACTGTTACCGCCGCCGGTAACGAAGCAACCACCCTCACTGCTGCACAGTGTGTTGAGGGCGTTGTGACCATGACCCCTTCTACCGGTCGTGCTCTGACCACCCCCACGGGCGCTGAACTCAAGACCTTCTTCGGTGGGCAACTTGAAATCGGCACCAGTTTTGAGCTGACCGTGGTGAACGTGGCTGCCTCCACTCACGCAATCACCCTGACCGCTGCCGCTTCTGGCATCACCCTAGGTGGCGTGGCTGGCATGGCCACTGTTGCTGCTGCTACCAGCGCAACTTATACGTTCGTTTGCACCGCAGTGGGCACCCCTGCCTTCACTGTGTACCGCAAGAACAGCTGATGGGCATGATCGCCTTTCGGCGACTGCGTGAACGGGAGGCTCTGGCTACGGCTGGGGCCTCTTTTTCTAATGCAGAGCCTACGCCTACACTTGAAGTAACAGAAGATCAGCCGCTGTCTACCGATGGCAATAACAATCGACGCAACGGTGGGCGGCGCAAACGCCAACAGCTATCTGACACTGGTAGCAGCGGAAGCGATCATTGAGGGTTTTGTTCAGGATGATGACGTAACCGCCTGGGCATCGGCCACCACTGATCAAAAAAACCGGGCGTTGTTTACTGCTGCTCAGCGGCTTGATCGTGAACGCTTCCTTGGGGCCCGTGCTACTGACACCCAAGCTTTGCAATGGCCTCGCACCGGTGTACGCAAACCTGACACGTACATCAATACCTACGCCGTCGGTTTTCCGTTCCGCATCAACACGGACTATTTCACCGACACCGAAATCCCAACGCAGATCAAATACGCACAATGCGTGCTGGCAACGTATTTGAACAACAACAAGGATGGGATGGCCCTGAGCGGACTGGAGGATTACAAGTCCGTTTCTATCGGCAGCCTCAGCGTCACCACTGCAGGCGCTAGCAGCACTGCCACTGGCGTTGATCGCATCCCACCGATTGTGGAACGGTATTTAACCGGTCTTAGAATCAGTGGACCGGGCAACATTGCTATTCGCCGGAGCTGATCATGGCTGACTCTGATATGTACAACATTGGTTTTGAGTACATCAGTGACACCAGCGCTCACACCGGCAGGTTTTGGCGGCTGTATGCCCTTGCTGATGCAGTGATCAGTACAGCGACTGTTCAGAACGCCAGCGGCAATACTTTCAGTTCTGTGCCCTTGGCTGCCGGTGATTCAATTGAAGGCGTATTCACAAGCGTCACTCTGGCAAGCGGCAAAATCGTCGCCTACAAAATCTGATCATGAGTGACTCCAACGTTCTCGGTATTGATTACGCCAAAGGCGCAACATTTATTGGCGACACTACGACGCGCACCGGTCGTTGGGCGGCAATTCACTTCACAACAAATTGCCAGATTGATTCAATTGTTGCGCAGAACTGGGACGGCTCTACTTTGTCCGGCCAGTCCATGAGTTCAGCTACAACGTTGTACTGTGTTTTTACAAGCATCAAATTACAAAACGGTCACTGCGTCGCGTACAAGCTCTGATGGCACTTGCTACTTCACTACGAAAGACCGCCAGCAAGCTGATGGCTAAGTTTGGCGGTGAAGTCACCATCAGGCGAATCACCACTGGCGCGTATAACCCAACAACAGGCACGGCAACACCAACTGCATCTGAGACCGTTGTGCGCGGCGTGCTTGAGGCCGTGACCGAACGTGAGCTAAACGACCTGATCAAGAGCACGGACAAGAAGCTGACGGTGGCCGCTGTTGATCTTGCTGCTGAACCTAGCGTGGCGGATCAGGTGACAATCTCCGGTCGAATTATGCAGACCGTACAGGTCAATAAGATTGAACAGGATAATCAAGCAATTGTGTTTGAGATATTTTTGAGGGAATGATATGGCACGCCAGATCAGGATTGGCGAGATTGGTCAGTATGCCGAGGGGCAATTCAACAAGCTGATCACTGCTGCTGTATTGACGGCTGATGCAAGACTCAAATTGCAAAGCCCTTTTGATACGGGCCGTTTTCGTGCAAGCTGGGCGATTGGTCAAAATGCTGCGCCGTTTGAGGGTCAGCCTGAAGGCAGTTACCCAAACTCGCCGCCACCGGAAGCCGTCAACTATCAACTCGGCAATGAACAGGTCGGGAACGTTTACAGCATCCACAACAATCTGATTTACGCTGAACCTTTGGCCATTAACGGCAGTCGCAAATCTGGTGTACCCGGCGGCTGGGTTGATTCCATCGCCAAAGACATTCAAACTTACGTCAACGCTGAAGCGGACCGGATCGGTCGTAACTCATGAGCCTTAACACCGTCCGTTCCTACATCGAAAACCGTATTGCAACGGAGTTTGCCGCCTCGCCTGCGATTCAGGTTGCCTATCAAAACGTCCCGTTCTCGCCGCCCAATAACGCGAGTTGGATTCAAACCAGCATCGTCTGGGGCGATTCGGCATACATGACGATCCTTACAACCTCTACCCGTGGCACCGGGGCAGGCTTTGATCGTCGTAACGGCACCCTTGTCTTCAATGTGTTCACCCCACGTGGTGCTGGGCCTGGCGCTGGACTAACCATTGCTCAACGCTGCATTAACCTATTCACACGTTTGCAGCTTGAAAATATAAAATTTGACCCCGCAAATGGTCCGCGTGCCATTGAACCCTCTGTGCCGGAAGGATTTTTCCAAACGCAGGTAGCTGTTACTTTTGAGGCTTACGAGCAAAGCTAGACTCATAACAGCCAATACCGTTCACAACAATGGCTGTCACTGTTTTGTCCGGCACGTCCGGCGCTCTGTATTACAAGCCCGCTGGCACCACCGGTACATTCGGTGAATCTGGCGTGAATGCTGGTACTGACACGATCACTGTTCAGCCTTATCTCAATCTGAAAGCCGGTGATCCTGTTAAGTTCCGCGTCGTCAATAGCCAAACTGGTGGATCTGGCACCGGCACCCTGCCTGCGCCTATCTCTGACGCCACCACTTACTACGTCCTGAGCTACACCGCTGCAACGGGTGCGCTAACCGTATCGACTGCTGCTGGCGGCACCATCCTTGCCATTACCGACGATGGCACCGTGGCCACGCCTAATGAGTTTGAGGTGTATTACGC